CTCGTCTACTTCCTCCCTTAGCTTAAACAGCTGAGAGAGGTCTGTAGCGCCATCTATTAAGTTTCTATCTTTATGCCACTGTAGTATTTTACCTATTAACCTTCGCATGATACACATCCTTCTTCAAAGTCCTTTAAAGCCTCTCTAGCGACTTGTGAGCCAATCTTATCAGCAGTCTGCCCTGCACTAGTCCTTAAGTAATAAAGCCCCTTCAGCCCCTCTTTATGAGCCTTTAAATGCACCTTATTTACATAGGCTTTGTCAGCTCCAGCTGCAAAGAACAAGTTAACACTCTGCCCTTGACATATAAACTCTTGTCTCTTCGCTGCGTGTTCTACTACCCACGTCTGGTTAATCTCAAATGCTGTCTTGTATACATCCTTCTCATGGTCTGATAGGAAGTCAAGATGCTGTACGCTACCATCCTTTTCAAGTATTGTTTTCCATACCTTGTCAGTGTTCTGTTCATATTCTTCAAGTAGTTGTTCGAGATAAGGGTTTTTATAGACATGGGCTCCTGCTCTTGTACGGTGTGTAAACATATTAGACTTCAAAGGCTCTATAGAAGCTGAAGTATTGCAGATAATACTGCTATTAGCGTTAGGCGCTATAGCTCCCAAGTGCATATTTCTTCTTTTTAGTTTAAGTAGTTCTTCTACACTCATTACATCTAAATCTTCTTTTGTATACATTAGTCCTCCAAATGTCTAATTCTGTGGCAGTTAGGGCATAGCATAACACACTTTTCCGCCTCTTCAAGCACTCTATTCCACGAACTGCAAATCATAGTCTTAACTTCATATTTCTTTGTTGATGGGTCTAGGTGATGGAAGTCGAAGAAAGATATATTATCATGTGTCATTTTACAGTCTTTACATTCACTGTTGTGCATCTTAAATAGTTTCTGGCTTCTTTCTATTCTCAGAGCCTTCCACTTAGAAGCTGTACAGGCTTTACATGTATTTGCTCTTCCATCTTTTGCTACAGAGGCTTTTGGGAATAACTCTAAAGTCTTTGAAGAGTTACATACCTTACAGCATTTAACCACAGTCAGGGGCATATCCTTTCTCCTGTCCTAATAATATACTCTGAACTATAGCTTCTTTCTGTATCCTTTTAAACATCTTGTAGTTCTCGCTAGTCGCTTCCCAGCTCTCCCAAGCAATGCCTTTACTATGAAGGTAACTATGAAACCCCATAGCACCAATACCAATACTCCGTTCTTTATAGGCTGAGTAAGTTGCCTTGCTAAAGCTATCAGGCGCATTTTCAATAAACCCTGTTAATACATTATCAAGAAAGGTAACTAAGTCAGCTACCATCGTAGTGTCTTTCCACTCGTCATACTTTTCAAGATTGACACTAGACAGGCAACAGACTGCTGTTCTATCTTTGTCAGTCGCTAGGTGAATCTCATTGCAAAGGTTGCTACCATGTATCTTTAATCCCATACGTTTCTGGAACTCTGGTAAAGCCTTGTTAGCTGTGTCAATGAAGTTAATGTAAGGGCTTCCTGTTCTGAACCGAGCCTCTAATACGCTCTGCCATACCTTTCTAGCCTTCATAGTATTAACAACTTCTTTCTTATTCGGACAGATTAAATCCCAATCTAAATCATCCTCTACAGCCTTCATAAACTTGTCAGTTACGTTGACAGCGTTGAATAGGTTAAAGCACTTGCGGTGTATATCCCCGCCTGTAGCGACTTTGAAGTTAATAAACTCTATAATGTCAGGATGGTCTATGTCTAAATAGGCTGCATAACTACCTTTACGTGTCTCTCCTTGCTTGTAAGCTGTCATCTGCCCATCAGTTACCTTAAGCATCGGCATGACACCTACAGACTTGTTAGTTATACCTCTGACATCCGACCAATGTCCACCTACTCCACCACCCTTAACACTTAACCAAGCTGTCTCTGCGTGGTGCTCTATTAGCCCTTCTACAGTGTCTTCAACATAACCTAGGAAGCAGCTAATAGGTAGTGCTTTTGCTGTTTGTCCTTGCTTAGGTGCGTTGCTCAGTATTGGACTACTGAACATGAACCAGCCCTTTGAAGCAGCGTCATAGATACGTTGAGCCAAATCTTGTTCACCGCCCGAATAGGCTATAGAAGCCCTCTCATAAGCCTGTTGAGCACTTGTTTCACCCTCAACCAAGTAGAAGTCCTCTACTAGCTTACGTCCATGAGCAGATAAGAGGTTGTCTCTTTTAGTATCTATCTTAAGTTTCATACAATCTCCAGTAATTTATCAAAGTTGTCTATGATGTGGTCTTCAAACTTATCAATTATCATCTTGCTGTTAAGCTCTAAAGTCTCAATAAGCGTTACCTCATCTACCCTCTCTAACTCTTCCTTGAGCTCCTCGAGCGTTAACATTGGTACACCTCTCTAAGCTTTTGCAGGTAATGAATAGACTTATCAATATCTGCAACGCCTCCTTTGTCTTCAAATCGTGATACGTACTTAATAACATTACCTACTAAATAGCCTTTGAAGGCTTCGTTAGTCAGGTTAGCTTCCATATAGTCCCAAGGCTGGATAGCTTTATTGTAATGGTCAGGTACGTTGTCACGAGCCTCTTCTTCTTGTTCCTGAGCTAGATAGTGGTGTACTCCCCAATGGGATACAGAGCCTGTGTCTGATATCATCGCTTACTCTCCAATACCTTCTTAACAAAGTCAGGGATAGCTAACTCTATTCTATCATCTTTAGAGACTACGAAGGTTGTTTCAGTTTCGATACCAACACACTTAATCTGAACTACATGTCCGTTAGCAACTCTGTAGGTCTTGATTGTCTCTACCATGTTCTCATTCTCTTGCTTCATAATCAATCCTCTATCTTTGGGATAAACTTTATTGCGCCTATGTTGCCGTTATACCAAGTTCTATCACCATTCTCGTCTCGTTCTGTGAGTACATTGTAACGGTGCTGGTAGTGGGCTTCATAGTACATTACGTTACCTCTATACTTGTACTGTTTGAATATCCTGAACCTGAAGTTCTCTTTACCAAACTCTTTTATATCTGCTGTAAGAGGAGCACAAGAGCCTGTGTAGCTTCTCCAGTCACTTTCTCCTGCCTTCTTACGCTTTGACCATCTGTGGTAGAACTTCCTGCCTATATACTTCTTGCCGGTAAGCATGTTGGTTATTATATACAGGAATCCGTAGTACGTTTCAGGGTCAGGCTTAGCGCCTTTCCAGTGTGATTTCTTATTCACGTCTAAGCCCTCTTCTGTCTAAATAGTCTATGAAGCTGTCTGTTCTTGTGCGTAACATGAATAACAGATGTCCGTTCTCAATAGACCTCTCCATTCCTAGGTGTTCTACAACAACGTCCCACATCTCTGCTTCGCTCTTATCTTCCAGTAGCTTCCTAGCCTTTACCTTGCCTATTCCTCTGACACCTAGTATGTGGTCAACTCTATCTCCTGTGAGAAACTGCATGTAGAAGTTTAGCAGGGCTGTCTTCTCGTCTATGAAGTATTTCTCTTTAGATACAAAGTTGTAGTGCCATCCTGTTATCTGGTCTAAGTCCTTGTCAAGAGTGACAATCATTGTTTCATCATCTTCCTCTTGCCTAATTGCTAACATATCGTCAGCTTCCATGCCGTCGATGACCTTAGCTTCCCATTTGTCTACAAGATGCTGTCTTAGCTGGTGGTAATATTCAGGCTTTGCTGTGTCGGCTCTATTGCCCTTATAAGGTTGAGTGACAGCTATGTCGTGCCTAAAATTACCTTTACCAGTGAGGAACAACTCCCATTCAAATATATCTATCAAATCAATTGATAACAAGTTAAACATGAAGTTGTCCATCTTTCTTTTAGCATGCTCTTCAGACTCAATAGTCTTTACAGAACCAACCCGATAGATGAAGATGTCACTATCGAGCAGGGCAATCATAGTACATCTAAGTCTGCCGCTGCGCTTGCGTTAACCCCTCCACTTGCTGCGTACTCTTCAAGCTTAGTGATTGTTAGCTTGTTAAGCTGTGGGAAGCTACCATACTTGTTTGAGTAGGTGTCGATAATAGCGATAGCTTCTGAACCGTTACCAACAATTGAACCGTCAATCTCACCACCTTTGTCATCATAAGCTCGGATAGAGTTGATAGACTTACAGGTAATCTTGAATCCCATACCGTCTTTCTCGTAAACCTTAACACCGAGACCCTTTAAAGCCTCTTGAGCCGCTTCAGATAAGTTAGCAAGAGTTACTTCATACTTAGGGTTATCAGGGTTGAAACGGTCATTAGCTACGTTTAGGTAAGGGTACATTACGGTTGCTTTTACTTTAATCATTTAATTATCCTCTAGGGTTAAATTAGTCTATATAGTCTTTTCAGTCTATACATATATTATATCATTAATAAGACATCCATGTCAAGTCTTTTTTTATCTTTGTACTGCTGAAACAAACCCTGCACAGACGAACAGAACAAGTGCTATGAATAGGGGAACCCATGTAGGTGCAAGAACCCAAACCCAAGACCAATCTATAAAGTCTGTTAGTTTTAATCCAACAAACAAAACTGTTAACCATCCAAAAATACCCATGTTATATCTCCTTAGTGAGTGTCATACCAGCTAGCCCCTACTGCGTACTCAGCAGCTATAGGTAGCCTAAATTGTAATACTTCGCCAGTGATACGTGCTGCTTCTACCATCAACTGACCAGCCTTTTCAGCGTCTTCAGGTCTTACAGATGCTTGTATTTCATCGTGTACCATTAAAAGCTGTGTGAATGTAATGTTATTGGCTCGCATAAGATTGTGTACTTCGACAATCCACTGCTTAGCAATGATAGCTCCAGCGCCCTGCAACAGCCTGTTTAGCGCACTATGCTCTGAACCAACCTCAATACGTCTGCCATCTAATGCAGGTAGATAGCCTTTCTTAGATATACGTTTAACCTTCTCTATCAGCTCTGCAAGCTTTGGTACGTTCTTCATAAACTTAGACTTAAGAGCTCTACCAGCACCTGCACCCTTGCCTACAATCTCACCTATCTTAGCATCTCCTGCTCCATAAATAAAGGCGTAGATGAACGTCTTAGAATTATCACGAGTAGGTAACCCAGCCATGTGCTGATTGTATGAGTGTATATCCCCATCTAACAACTGTGTGGTGTACTTAGGGTCTCCCATGTAGTGAGCAAGACATCGCAACTCAATACCTGATAAGTCAGCACCAACCATTACTTCACCCTCAGCAGGTCTAAATAGCTCTCTACACTCTTTTCCATATAGAGCCTTGCCGCTAGGTACTTGACCAAGGTTAGGGCTGTGGTGAGTCATACGGTGCGTTACAGCGCCACAACTAATTACTCTACCATGTATTCGTCCTGCGGTAGTTACATTCTTAGACCAGTTTGTTAGAAAGCTATTGACTTTCTGTAACTGTAAGTATTCAGCAACCTTTTCAGCCTGTGGTATACCTTTTATCTCACTAAGTATTGTTTCATCTACCTTAGGTTGCCCATTCTCTGTAAACTCTTTAGGCTTCCAACCAAGAGTAGCAAGACGTTCGCCTATCTGCTTTCTACTACCGACATTAAAGACTGTTACTTTGTCTTTTAGTCTTTTGCCTGTTTTTTCTGAATGTCTTTCTTCAACAATTGGCGGAAATATCTTGTGCAGATTATCCTCAATCTCAGCCATCTTATCAGACACCTCAGCATGAAGAATTGAAGCTCTCTGGATATCGAATGGAATACCTGTTCTTTCTTGTCTTGATATTTCAATTGCCACCTCATGCTCTAGGTCGAAGGATTGCTTCCAGTTATCACCCCAGCTCTGTAGCTCTGTCATCAAATGTTTATACACATCGACATTCAAGGCTACGTCCTGTATACAGTAGGTAATCATTTCTTCTGTTAGCCCACCGTCAAAGTCTGTTGTATCAAAAGCAATCTTGTTATTGTTAAGTTTCTTGCCCCAATTCTTAAGGCTGTGACCGCCTTCCATAATAGGGTTAGCAAGCCTTGACATTACAAGTGTGTCGTGTACTTGGTCTTTACGTATTGAGATACCCCAAACATTTCTAAGTACCGGTGCGTCAAAGCCTATCATGTTATGCCCTATAAAGACGTCATAGCCTGCCATAGTGCTTTTAAGCGTGTGTGCTTGTTTATGGACTATTGTCTCGCCTGTATCAACATCGGTAGTAACAGCGCACCATATCGTGCTGTGTGCCATGTTAGTCTCTATGTCTATCACTAGCTTTTTCATTCGTGTTCCTTTAAGTATTGTATAGCCTTTAGCATTGTTTCTGTGCATTCTTGAAACTTGCCAATGCCATGATTGTGATTGTCGCATAGCAATCCTCTAACTTTTCCTGTCTTGTGGCAATGGTCTACTGCTAATCTCTTGCCATTCTGCTCCTCTGTTACACCACATATAGCGCAAACTGCTCCATGTTTTTTTGTGAGTATAGGGTAATAATGCTTACTTCTTATTCTCTGTTCAGTGCAACAGCTTTTGCATATGGTCTCTCTCCTGTCTACTCTTCTTCTTGCGTAAGGGAACTCAGTTAACGTCTTTACTGTGCCGCATACTTTGCACCTCTTCTCGTAATTTTGAGGGTTTTCTTTTATGTCTTCCCTTTTCTCGTTTTTTGATATTCTCTTTATATTCTCCGTACTCGTACTTAATAGGCTTAATTGTTCTTTCATAATTATTATTGCTTAACATAGCATCCTCGTTAGTTTAGTTTTTTACTTTACTCTTTGAGTATTCTCTAAGTCCTGCTCTATCAATATTAATTAACGAATCTGGAACTACCTCGTCAAGCCTAATATTGTACTCTGTGGTGAGTGTATTCTGTAGCTCTACGTAAAGTTCTTGCATGCCCCATGCTTTCTGCAAAATACTATACAGCTCTATCATCTCATACACATCAAGCTCTGTCTTTATTTTGTAGCTCATAAGGCATCCTCTTCCAGTGGTCTTTCGTACATCCTACCAGTTTTAGCATCATAAAACAAATCAGCAGCTTTGCCTGTTATACCTGAGAACCTATTCTTAAGTACTCTAACATGCGTTGTATTGCGTTTAATAGGGCAGTCAGCCTGTCCATTTCTCTCTAGCCCTAATACCATGTCTGATAGCTGTGCGATTGATGCTGAGCCTCTCAGTTGCGCTAATGACGTTGCTGCTCCCTCTTCGTGTCCTTTCTTCTCAGGTCTCTTAAGGTGCGATACTATAATGAGTGATACGCCTGTTGCTTCGACCATCGTCCTGAGCTTTGTCATTATCTCGTCTATCGCTTTACGCTCGTCACCGTTACTCTGCGCTGACACAATGATAGATACGTGGTCTAACATAATATACTTACAGTCTAATGCCTTCGCCATGTACCTAACAGTTGCAACAATGTCGTCTATACCGGAAGAACCGAAGTGGTCGAACATAAAAACACGCTGCTCTAGTGATATGTCATCAAAAGCCTGTAGCTTCTCTTCATCTGTATAGACCGTTGTAGGTATATGAAAAGGCTTGTTAGCATGTAATGAAGCAAGACTAAGTGCTGTCTTCTCTGCTGACTCTTCCATAAACATCAGCCCTACTCTATCCTGTGTAGTCTGTAGAATGTGGTAGACAATCTCCTTGACAAACTGTGACTTACCAAGCCCTGAACCAGCAGTTATAGTGACTAGCTCTCCCTTTCGTATACCATGCGTTATCTTGTTAACACCTTCAAAGGGGTATTCAGCATCAGCCTTAGCAAGCGGCTTCATAATTGACTCACGCAAGGACGATATATTAATTATATTCGCTGGTGTCCATACCTGTGCGTCCCAGAAACACTTCATAGCCTTTGCAGAGGCGTTACCAACAAGGAAGTCATTTGCGTCTTTGTATCCGTCAACACCCTTTACTATCTTTGCTTTGTGGCTGAACACTAGGGCGCATTCTTCCGCTGCTTGCTTCCCTGCGTCGTCATTATCCATCCAGAATATAACTTCTTCAAAGGTGTCTAGGTACTTGTAGTTTGCTTTAACGTCTTTAACGGCTGATTGAGCGCCATTCCTGACTGATACTACAGGTACGTTATACTTCCCTAACATCTGATACCCTGACATAGCATCAAACTCGCCCTCTGTTACTACTATGCGTTTTCCTCCTTCAGGGAATAACTCTTGACCGAATAGTAAAGTAGACTCTGCAAAGTTACCTTCAATCCTGAACTTCTTTTCTCCTGCTATTCTAACCTTTGAAGCGGTTCCTCCTGACAATGGGAAGTGTATGTTATCAAAGCTATCAAAGCCAACTTTATAGAACTTTGAAGTTTCTAACAATATCTTTCTTTCTGGTATTGCTTTTATCTCTATGTCTTTAGTCATCTTTGAAGCCTTTTTAGGTTGGTATTCAATTTCCTTTCCTTCTTCTTCTTTAATGTTAGCGTCACAGCTAAAACAGTGACCCCATCCGTTTTCACTAATAGAGTAAGCATCGCTGCTGTTACACTTCGGACAAGGCTGGTGTGTAGCTATATAGGTCATAGCGTTTCATTCCTTTATTTGTTAGAAGAATCTTTTGTTGTTCTTCTCTTTATTGACTATATAGGTTTATTATAGCATTTTTCAAGTAAGAAGTAAATAGTTTGCTATATAACAAAAAGACATAACTTATTACTTAAACACTTCGACCATAGATTCTATCATTTCAAGCTCATCCTCATATACTTCTATAACTGTTCTTTTTCTCTGCGTCATCAGCATACACATATGTTGGTATTTATGTATGTCAGTCTTAAGATACACATAAGGTATGCCCTCATCATCACATATCTTGTTAAGAATACTTGCTAGTTCACTGGCTGCGCTAACAGCTCCAACAAGTCCTCGTAAGGTAGCTACTTCTGTTCTGTTTAGTGTCGTTTCTATTTTAAATTTTGTATTCATCTTTTATTCTCTCTTTGTAGGTTATCAACTGCTTTGTTGTATTTTAACATATAACGTGTTAGCTGTCTATCTAGCCATTCTACCTCATGTTCGAGTGTTGATACATAGGCGTCTGTGGCGTCTCTTGTTGCCTGTAACTCCTCGTAACAACCGTCAAAGCACTTACTTAGGTCTGTGAGCTTCTCCTCAAGCTCTTTATTCCTCTTGCCTTCTAATATAAGCCTCCGAACCCAATCACCCTTCTCCTCCCTGTACTCTCCGTTATACTTTTCAAGCTCTTCTATATACTCATCTCGAGCTACCAGTGCTTCGACGTCTGCGAGTGAGCGGACAACATAGTTTATTGAGCTGTGTTGATAAAAAGCCATTGACCATTGTGAGTTATCCATATCAAAAACAAACTGCTCATCATCATCAAGCCAAAAGTATTCATTTTCAAGGTTAATATGAGTTGCACCTTCTGGCGCATTAGCCAATATATCTACATCTGCTTTGTTAGTCATACAGCACCCTCCACTAAATCGCCTAGAAGCTCTAAAACTGCGCCCTCTATATGTCGCCTTTTTTTAAATTCTAACGCTCCAGAGTTTTCGCAAATAACCGCCCAAATATGACTACGCTCAACTTTCTTCGGTATCGTAAATCCCGCTTTTTGAATTTCTTGAACAGCATGAATTTTATGTATGTCTTTTCCGTAAAATATTCTATTCATAATATCAAGCAACCTGTCACGCTCAACATCGGCTTTGATTGTAATTGGGCGGAATTTATTTTCAATAGGATAGATATCAATCATTCCATCATCATCCAGTTCGCATACTTCATTGTCTGTCACAAGAACCGCTTTGTTAGCTTTAACCCACTCGCATTGAGTCGTGTTAAACCACTCAAATGCTTCACCAACTTTTGGTACATACTTAGTCATACATCACCACCAGTAAATTTTCAGGGAATATATAGCCCTCCTCAGTTGTTATGCTTAAACCTACGTCATATGTATGTTCATCTATAGTGACAACTTCCATATTCTGCAATTCAAGTACCGGAACATCGTCTAGGTAGATTCTACATAAGTCCTCTGCTGTGCCTGTAAAGTTTACTTTATCGCCTACCAACATGGTTATTCTCCTTTCATCTTATAATATAGCTCTGATAGCTCTTGTGCTTCATTGTAACGGTCTTTCTTGTCGAACCCATACCCAAACATATGATTATCTAAAAATACGTTTATACAGCTTGCTAGGCTCTTCTTGCTATCTATTAATAGCTTCATAGCTCTTTCAATATCATTCATAGTATTCACCCTCTATTATATGTGTGTCGAACTCCGACAGCTCTGTTAAGCTATCTTTAACACTATGGTAACAGTGACTACATAGGTCTATGAAGTTACCATCTATGTCCTTTCTAGTGGCTTCATAGTCACTCAATTCTACATTACACGCGATACATCTCATTATTTATATCCTTTTAAGTTTAATTGTTCTAATTGGTGCGCCTTGATACCGTATACAGTTATCAAAGCATTATAAATATCATCGGCTTTATAAGGCAAGCCAAGCTGTTCATATGTCTCTTTTATTTCCTGTACTAGTTTATGTAGCTGCATGTTAATACCCTCCGGTTAATTCTATAGTATTTATAGCTGTCCTAACATTAAATTGTAAACCCTTTCTAACAAGTTCGTAAACTATATCAGTCAGCTCTTCGAGTGTATCATAATATATATTCATTATCAATCCTAATTAGTTATGTAATTTAATACCTATACAGAAACTGCAAAGCCTGTTTCGCGTGCTATTTGTTTTACTTTGTTATTACCCTTAAGCGATAGACCAACTATGCGTCCTTTAGTGTCCTCAAAGCGACGGTCGTGCTTGTCTCCGTTTATAACCTTAATGCCTTTGTAGATAGTTGGAATAGCCTCCTTGGAACTGTCAAACACTACAGCTACGTTAATTTGATTATCTATAAGATACTTAACAGACTTTGTACTGTGATTTTCGTGCTTGCTAAATGTTATATCAACATTATCTAGGCTGCTGAGCTTTTTAGCCAAGTCAGGGCGCTTCGTATACTCATAGAATTGCACCATTGCGAAGGCGTTATAAACTTCACTAAAATCCAAGTCGCTTGTTCCATTAAGACGAACAGCTAATTTTTTACCTTGCTTTGTAGCAGTAGCAAGCATACCGGCTATTTCACCCTTAAGCTGCATCATAAACAAGTCATTTTGCTCAAAGTATAACTCTGTGCGCTTCATACGGGCGTTAACGGCACTTGCCATAGGCATACGCCCACTATGTATCAAACAGCTCTTAAAACAGCCCTCAGAGCGTCCTTTGCATACCGCTTTGTTGTATGTTGGTTCTAGGTACATAACAGCGTTAAGCCAGTCATCATTCTGAGACTTATCAATCTTTACACTTGATTTGGTTAGTAATACAGTCATTTTATTCTCACTTTATTTAATAGGTTTATGATATAGCTCTACAGGCTGCAAAGCTATACAGATAAACATACTATCCAGCAAAATTCCATGTCCATCGTGCTCGCTTCTCAATGGCGATGCTCAGCTTGCCTAGGTGTAGCTGTGTGAATGTCTTTTGCTTTT